TACTTTTTGAACCGCATCTGGTGTAAACCGAACCAATCCTTGAAGCGTTCTGCCAGTGATCCGAAGATCAGTAATCCAGCCTGCCGCTTCTCGATCTGCTTGGTGTCCATAATTAAATTGCAGTTCTTTTGTTTTTACTCCGAGAACATTACCTTTGAAATTATTAATAAAATCTTGCAATGTTTTCTTCGTGATTTCGAAAGATTTAAAAGAGCCTTTCCAGTTGCCAACACGAATTATATCAATCCATGATTCAGCATCATCTTGAAGCTTCAAAGATTCAGAGCCAAATAAATTACGCGGTTGCGAAGCATCTGAGTCAAGGAATGCTTGACCGCCGATGTTCCGAAAGCGTGTAATTGTTTTCAGGTCTTTCATCTTTTTAAATCTGTTATCTTTATTTTAAGCGGAAAGCCCCAATATTGTCCAGTTATTTTTTATTTTTATTTATCTGCTTTTTTGCAGGTGAATCTTTGACGTTTGTCGGAGTACTCGGCTGTTTTGTTTTAAAAGGATCAGGTGAAATATTTTTCATGACTGATTCTGGTGGTGGATTCAGGTTCGGTTTTTCTTCCTGATCTTTTCGAACTGCGACAATTCTGGACCGACAAAAAGCATGCACTGGCGGTTGTGGAAGTTGGTTTCTTTTCCTTGTGACACGCCCATCAAGAGATAAGCATACATTTGAAGTTCGATCATCAAGTATTGAAGAATACTGATAACCCCAGATAAGATTTCCAAACTGATCATAAGATGTTCCGATTCCTGAGTTTATCTGTCCATTTGTTGAGATTGACGAAAACAACCCAATCTGTCGATCAGCTGTTGAAGCGATTGAAGCACCGACTGCCGAAGCAACCCCTGATTTACTTGCACCCTTTTTAAGTGATTCAGTCGATACAAGTTTTGCTTCATTGTGTAAATCCTGAAAATGTTTATCGACAAAAGCATCAGACTGAACCTTTGAAACAGCACGAGCAGATGCAGGTGTTTTGACCCGACCTTTTGCATTCAGTTCAGATGCCGCTTCTGTTTTTCCGAACTCAAAATCAGTATTCAATGCAGTCCGAAGATTCTTTTTCAGTTCGGCTTTTTCTGTGTTCATCTCTGGACTTATCGCAGGGAATTTGCCATCTTCAATAAATTTTTCAGAGTTCTTTTTAAGTTCTTTCTGTAATTTCTTTGAGGTTTTTGAAGAAAGAGCGATTTTGACCGCCTCTGATCTGTCCATAAACTTTCGCATTTTTTTGACATCAATCTTTTCTTCGGCAAGTGTAAGTTTTCGAAAAGGGATAAAATCATCAGCTAACTTTTTTTTTTGATCAGATTTTTCAATCTTCTTTTTTTCTTTGTCGATTTGTTCCTTTTCTTCATCTTTATCCACTTCTCTTTTTTTCTTCTCTGGATTCTCAACCTCTGGTTTTTTCTCCGTTGGAGTATTCCGAACACGCTCCACATCCTCTTCCATTTCAGGCAGATCAAGGATTCTTCGTAAAGCTTTTTCAGTCTGATCATCTGGTGTCACGAATCCTTTTTGTGCCAACTTATTTACAGAATCCGTCAAAAGAGCAATATTTTCTTGCTCAATTCCAGATACTTCGATCAAAGGGTATTGTTCAACACCATCAAAATTAAAATCAACGAGTTCACGGACAAGTTGCCTGTTCACATTTTCAAGGATCATTTCAGCATGTGCAGTCACAGCTTTCAGGAATAATTCTTGATCAGCTTTTCCCTGAGATAAAGCACCCTTGTTTACTCCGAGTTCAAGGAACTGTGCAAGAACTGATTTCGTGATCTGTCTGTCGTGGTGTCTGATCGCTCCATCAAAATCAAAAGCTGAACCTGCTGTTTCAAACCTGAATTCCCAACCGAAAGGTTCGATCATGTATTGTTTCTCATTCGCTCTGAGTTCTTTCAAGGATTTTTCAACCTCGCTTTTTTCAGATGTTTGAATCGGAGTATTTTCTGTTCGCCTTGCGACTGGAATACCGACCCCTGTTCTTTCTGCTCCAAGAGCCTGAATTTTGTACATGTTTTCCTTGAAATACCAGTGTTTATACGCAGAACGAAGTAAACTTATTCCTTGATAATTATCTCCCTCTTGATCAATGGTGATCCTGAATACTTTTGCGGATGGTATCTTTACGATCGCTGAATCTTTCCCGCGAAGATCATTTAAAATCTGCTGTTCGATTCCAGGATTATCAGCATCTCCACCATCTTTCTTATCAGTCAACCAACTTTGAACTGATTTCGGAAGTCGTGGTGCAATTTTCCTGAAAAGAATTTTATCATCCATTTTCATATAAACCTTTTCAAAACACATGAATCCAAAGTCAAAAGCCACGAGCATGTGCCTGAGAAAGTTTTTCCAAACGAGATGCTCAAATAAAGCGAACTCGACAAACTCTGCGATTTCGATATCTCTTGCATCCTCTGACGCAGGTGTCACAAAATAAGTTCCATTTATAATTGGAAGTTTGACCGCTTGAAGTATCGCCTTGACGGATGCATCACCTTTTCGCATTTCATCAAAAGCATCGACTGACTGAGGAAATTCAAGCAAGGTATTATAATCTTCGGAAATAATACCTGAAAAAATTTCTGTACCCGATGATCCAATTGCCTTTGTCATTTTTTTCTGAATAAAAAATCAATCAAATTATGGTACAAAATTGACACAATCGCAAACGATTCATTTTTTGAATGCACAAATCACAAAAAGATCATCTTCATTTGCGAAGCTTTCAACAGGAATTCCACCAAAAGCTTCACATTTATCTCGTTCAATGATCAGGCGATAATCAGGATTTTCAACTTGAATCAGTCTTGTATCAATCTCTTGAAGTGAAAGCAAAATGTATATGAGCAAAAATATTTCTCCCCAAGTTGCCAGTCGCTTCAATATTTTCATTACTTATATCATATTTTTTCGTTCCCCTTTTGTAAAACATTTTATTTTACATGGTATCGGCACGCAGAATCGAACTGCGAACTTCGGAGAGAAAGTCCGACGTCTTACCATTTGACCATGCCGACTTAAAACTTCTTTGCCATAATCCCACCTGTGATCATTGATTCCTCAGTTTCTTCATTTTTATAAAAACCGCCACCTTCTTTACACATTTGCATGGCATACGAAAATGCATCCACCCTGTTATCAGGTGTATTCATTTCTTCGGAGAAATCAAACAACTCATGAAGCAGATCATCACATTCTTGATCATCAGGAAAAAGTACAACTCCAAACTCAATATCTGCTGAATGCCTTTGAAGCCTTCGGACTTTATCAGTATCAGGATTTAATGGATCAGTGGAAAGTCCATACATCTGGAAAATTTCTCGGAATGCTTCCTGAACTCCATTTGATTCACAGCCGACTCTTTGCGGTTTGTATTTTTTTACGATCTGATCAAGATGCTTCGCAAAATCTTTCATGCTCCATCTCCCTGCAGTACAATTCATCACGCAATAATAATTCTTTTCAACACCATGTTTGACCGAAAACCTTGTAATTGTCACGATCGCTCGTTCATCAGATGTTTCCTTTTTGGAAATGGCTGGATCGATTGCAGTATAAGTCACACCACGCATTTTGTGACCGTCTTTTTGAAGCCACCAATTTCCATCTTCACCTTGCGAGATATTATTCTTTGAGAATCTCCCTCTTCCTTCATCAAACCAGATTTCCTTCACGATTCCCTCACCATCGGACATCGGCTGATTCATGAATTCCTGATTAAACCTTGAAGTTCCAAGCCTGCGTAAAGCTTCAACAGATTTAATATGCTTCTTTTTATTCTGTACGTTCTTATTCCTCAAAAATGCTTGCTCACGTGTTTGCGTATATCTGGATTCCCAGACAAGTTGACCATTCATGATCAGTTCAACTTTGTGGAGTTTCCATTCAGGATCATTTTTTGCCAGATTCATCAGGTGTGCGACTGATCCATACTTCGAAATAAAATTACACAGGAATAAAAAATCACAATCGACTGACGCACCTGTTGTTGTTTCTTCAATGAAGCTGATAACTTTCTGAGTCGTGACCTTTGATTTTTTTGTTTTATCATTTTCGATATCATCAAAAATATAAAGATCAGGTCTGAATTGATCCTCAAGTTCCCCACGAGTTGAAAGTGCAGTGGATAAAGCACGAAAAAAAACTCCATTCTCAGCTTTGAACTCAAGTAATTGTTTTGGCTTTGATTGCTTATTCCTCATGCTTGACAAGTCCTCATAATACAACTGATCAAAATCCTGAATAATCTTTTGATTTACCTGTAATTCATTCGCAATCGCACGAGCGTTTTTTGCCGCTTTTCTCAGATCAGAACCAACCCAGCCGATATTCATTTTCTTCTTATATACGATGCACCAAACAACGAAAGCACGAGCGATCGCTGTTTTCGCTGACTCTCGGAACATTACCCATAAAAGATATTTCTGGTGTTCAAACTTTGCATCCTCAAACATTTCCAGATGAAAATCTGGAGTCCGATGTGTGATATATTTCGCAAAGTAATAAAAGAAAAAGAACCTGAAATTATCCTCACAAACGTACACTCTCACATCTTGCCTTTGTAATAATTCAGCTTGTCTTTTACTTATCATTCGATTTATTTTTACTTATCATCTTGATTCAGATCAAACACCTCATCAATCTCACCTTGTTCATCTTCACTGATTGTCGCAATCTTGTGCTGAGAAAAGGATTTATTGATCTCCGTCGGTTTCCCCAAACAAAGCCTGAAAAACTTTGCGACATCGATCTTGTCTTTTGCATTACTTAACTTCTGATCATTTATTACTTGCCTTGCGAAATCATTTATAATTTTTACTTCGGCATTTGAAGCATTCCGCAGAGCAAGTGTCATTTTCTTTTCAAGGTCACGCTTGAAGTTTGCTTCGGCTTTCTCTGCCTGTTCCTTTTTGATCTTTGCTTTTTTGTCTTTCCACCCCAGAGTTATCTTCTCCAACGCTCCACCAAATTTACTTGCGTTTTCCTTAAAACCTTTTGCTCTTAAAAACGGTGCAACTTCAAGCCATTCTCCCTCAAGGAACTCAATCCAGAGTGCGTGTTCGTCATGTCTTTGTTCAGGCATTTTTAAATTGATTTATTATTTTTTAAATATCCGATAAAAGTATTTTGTTCTGTTTTTTTTAATTCACATAATCCTTCTCTGTCAATATACACTTTGGAATGTACTTTTGACGTAAAGTTCATACCGTGAATAATTACAGTTCTGATTCTCTTATCTTTGAATACGAAAGTTGACTCCATCATTTTAAAATACTTTATTGAAAAAGCTTTTAATGCTCTCTTCAAACTGTTTCGAATCGACCATTACCCCTTCTCCATTTTCTTTTTCAATCCAAACGAAATTGATATTCCTTCCTTGGTAAATATTATATGCACCCGCTTGGATATTACTTCCAGTCAAGGTTTCATCTGTAAACAGATCGAATTCCTGTTTTTCTTCTTTCATGTTAAAAGTTTGGATGGCGTTTTTTATACTCTTTCCGCCATTTGAGGTATGATTCAATGTCTTCTTGATCCTCTTCATTGAACTCTTGGTATTCATGACCGCAGTGTTCACAAGGCACAAGATGATCAGCTTTTACTTCCTTGCAAAGACAACAATTAATTCTTGCTCTCATTTCAGTAAACTTATTATTTTTTGGCAAGCACTCTCATTGAACATTCCGAAATGTGTTTCACTTCTTTTTGTTCCGATCATATCTGCAAGCCTGTGGTATGCATCCTTTTTTACTCTGAAAGGAACTTGCCATTCTCCACAAAGGAACTCTTTAATAAATAAACTCTTTGCTTCTTTCCTGAGATTGCGAAGCTCTTTTTTCGCCAAAGTTCCAAGTGCTTCTTTTGTGTTTTTGTGACACCCGACATACGCATCACAATTCTTACAGAACCAGATCATATAAGATTTTCCATAATTACGCCCATAAATCACTTTATTCTCAACCCATTCAGCATTCCTTTCACAATAATTACATTTCATGACAAAAGTTTTACCCTGACAAAAGAATTGAATTTATCACAAATCTCTCTGTGACTCTTTTTTATCCTTCCGCTTGAAAACCGATAATCCCTGCTGACAACCTGCTTGCATTTCGGACACTCATAATCTTTCATCAGGATTATTTTAAATCATTTTGATTATTTTTTCAATCTTTTTTATGAAGTAAATACTCTTTAATGTAATTTGAAATCTTTTTTCGATCTGTATCGCCATCAAGCATTGCGACAACAGCCTCAAGATCATCTTGCATATCTTTCTTGCAATCCGCATAACCTGCTTCTCGTTCATTTGTGATGATTTGCTCCATGATAAGTTTTATAAAAGTATCGAATTGAGCATTGAGAAACTTTCTTGTTGTCATGCCCCAGATGATACATGATTTATTTGAGAGATTTCAAAAAATCAAGGTTTTCATTTTGATAAAGAATACCCTTTTCAAAATAATTATAAATCGGATCTCCACCCCCTGATACATATCGATCAGACACAGCCTTTCTTGTTTCCTCTGAAATCATTCTGGAAAGCTTTCTTTGATTATTCGGATCGAACATTGCGACAATATACATGAAATTATCTCTCACATTCCCAATTCCTTTCACATGTTCAGCTTTTTTGTCTGCTGAATATGGATCATTGTAATTTTTCCAGATCAGTTCTGCCGCAAGCTTCAATTCTCGAAACTGGCTTTCTGGTGGTGCTGTGTAATAAAGCTTTGCTTCGTTCATTGACAAGTTGTTAGTTCTCTCAGGATTATTTTATGTGCTTCTTCGTAATCTTTCGCAGGAAATTCATTCGTTCTTCTCACGACAAACGGACTTTCGTCTGCATCTTCAAACGCAATGTCATTGAAATACCTTTTTACTTGAATTTTGTTGTTCGTATGGAGATATCCCCACCACATCAAATCATTTGTCATTTTTTCCAAAGTTATCTAATAATTTTGACCTTATATACATCTCTGTTGCTTTATGCCCCTCTCTTTGGAGTCCATGAAGAATTATTGAAGTTTCCTTAAAGTGACATAACCCAAAAAACTCAGTCGCATACCTCACACAAAGATCATGTAAAATATCATACGCTCTGAAATAAAGATTATCCTTCCAGTGTTGACCGAACATTTCCTCTGGTGTCTTGTCTTTATCCTTTTTTCTGAGATGCCACCCTGCATGATTTTTGTACCAAAAAAAATCAGTTTCCAGATCACACCCAGCTTTGTATAAGTCCTCAGAAAGAGAAATTGAAGTGAAGTGATCTGGATCAGAATCTTTTATCATGTTGTTGTTTTAAGTTTCCCTTGACTCTGGATTCTCTCGATAATACCGCATTGTATAAGACAAAGCTTTCAGAACCTTTTCATGTGCAAGCATTACTTGGTGATTTACACTTTCAGGCGGTGGAGTGCTTCCATTCGGTCTTGAAAACCCCCTTGCCTTTTGAAGCATTGAATCAGCTTCAACGAGAATATCATTTACAACATCAAGGACTTTTTCTGGTGGATGATTCATTTCAAAAGCTTTATTTCGAATTTGATCGTTTTTTGAGTGTCGCAACGTACTCGATCAGATCGTTTAATTTTTGTGCAAGTTCCTGAGTCGTGATTGTTCTTTCCCCGAAATCGTTCTCGGACTCCTTTGCTCTGAGTTCGATCAGTTGGAATACGTCCTTTGGAAACTTCCGTTTTTTTTTATCAGGATTCCTTTTTTTATTAATCATCTTTCAATTCTTTAAGAATATTATTATATGCAAACTTTGCCCCCTCTGCGAATGTCATTTCACCTTTCTTTTCTGCGGTGTAATAATTTCCGTCTGCTCTGGCTTTCTTCTTAAATTCTCGCAAGTCCTCGTCAAGCCCCTGCACCATACCTTCCAGAAAAACAATCAAGTGATCTCTTTTCATTTATCTTTTAAATAAGAAAGTACATTTTCGTATGCTCTGATTTCAGCATCATGGTGTCCATGGAACTCTTCTTTTTTGCTCTCCTTTGCTTCTTTCTGAATTTCGATCCAGTCCTTGATATATTCCTCAAGCCCCCTCTTTTCTTGACTCATAAAAGCCCGCATCAAAGCAACAAGCAGAACAGCTTTTCCACGCTCTTTGTTTTTTCCTTTTGGAAACTGTTCCTCAAGAGTGTCAAGGACATGCTGAAAACCGATCCTCACTTCTTCTTTTTGCATTCACAGGGATTATCAGGTAAAAAGAACACTCGCTCATCAGGTGATGTGCCTGCAGGAAAAAAACCTCGTTCCTGAAAAAATTCAATATATTCAGAAATTACATTCGGAAACTTTTTCGAAAAGCTTTCTGCCGCTTTTTTGATTTCAGCATTCCAGTACTTCTTGGCTTCGTCTTCTGCAAAGAAGTTTACGACGATCTGAAAAGTCGGAGTTTTCGCCACGACTGTTTGCGTTCTGGAAATACTGAGATATGCATAAATCATCAAATCAATGATAACAACTTTGAACTGGGAAGTCAAATCTTTTTGACTTTTTCACCCGATATCCTTTTAAGTTCCTGTACCCAATTTGAGAAAGAATCGAAATGTGTTCCTGATCACATAAATCAATCTTTCTGCCGTTTATGAATCCATTTTCACATTCGACATATTGAAACTTTCCATTAATCGTTACATAAAATCTTCGCATGATATATAAAGTAAAAAAGTAAATACTTCTCTTTCACTTTATATAACGTACTTTATCCGTTTTTGTTGCAAGAAAACATTAAATTCAGTTTTTTCAATTCCCAATTCCAGTTTTTATTCGGATATTTTTCCAAATCTCTTTTGGTTGCTCTCTTCAAAGCGATGTACTGATTATACCTTTTATCTCTCGCTGATACATCGACGTTATGCTTCTCACAGCAAGGCACAATCGCCCATGTTTCTTGAATCTGTTTCCCTGCATAAATCCATGCGTGTTCCCATGTGATCCTTCCTCGGCATTGACCGAAGTGTGCATGGATGCACTGTTCCATGAAAGAATCTTTTGCGATTTTTTTTCGAAGCTGTTCAGGAATTTTTTTCATATTTCATGGAGCATCAGAGTCGGTATTACACCGCTTTCTCTCTCTGGATTGAGAGTGTTTTAATTTTAAACTACTGATGCGTATTTTTTGGATAAGGTTTTCTTCTTTTCTCCATTTTTGTTTTCAGTTCTGGTGTCAAAGGCATGACATATCTGTGCTTCTCTGGTTTCTTTCTTTTTTTCAGTTTCTTCACTCCCTCTTTGGAAAGCCTTTTGTAAACATCTGTCGCATGTCACCACTTTCCATTGAAAAAGTATTCTGTGACCTTGCTTGAAGTTCCTGTATAAACCCAATTCCCTGCCTGATAAATTCCGCCTGTATGCCCTTGATAAGTATCAGCGAAAGAAGTGATCAGTTTTATTCCAGGACATTCTTTTTTTAAAAGGATAATCGCAATCTTTATCATTCTGCTGACAGGTGCTTTGTGTCTTTTCAGAGCCACTCGGACCAATTCACAAACCTGAAATCTACCAAGTGAGTACTGAATATGTGCTGTTGCAGATGCACCAACTCCGAAAAGAATAACACCGATAAACTTTTTACTTTCCCATACTCCGATTTTTACCAACTTATTTACTGGTGTCTTTTTTGAATAATGCCAGTTTTCACAAGCAAATTTTGCTGCTTTATGTGAACAAAAATCAAGCTTCAAACTCATTGTGGAGTAAAGATTTCATTACATTTCGGACACTCAACCTGTTTTTTTTCATCAAGCCTTGTTTCATTTTCCTCTGGTTCAAACTCTTCAATCGCTTCCAATTCAATTCCCTCAATATCGATCAATTCATAAACATCAGATTCCAGTAATTCAAACTTGTCCATCCATTCCTCAAGTGCCTGCTGATTAAAATGTGCATACCTTGAATTAATAATCAGAACCTTTTTCACGGCTTCGGCTTCATCTTTCGCCTGAATCTCAACAACTGGAACTTTTTCGATTTCATAACCTTCTGCCTGCATGTTTTTTAAAACCTTGAGTCGGTGGTGTCCATCAAGAATTTTTTCCCCCCAAATAAAAAGAGGAACAAACATTCCGAACTTAATAATTGATCTCCGAAGTTTTTGCTCTGCTTCTTCTGAAAATTCTTTCAAGTTATCAGGTTGAAACGCCTGCAAATCCTTAATGCTGATCTGGTTTTTTGTCGTGACGGTTGCTTTGATTTTTTTCACAAACGAAGTGTACCGACTTTGAAGCATCGGTCAAATCTTTCAGGTCAAAACGGTTTTCTGGTTCAGTGGATTCATTATACTTCCTGAACCTCTGTAATTCTTCCTGAGTTATTCCTTCGGAGTCGGTGGACAACCTTTCCATTTTCCATTGATTATTCTTTCTTTGATCTTTTCTTGAATCGATTTCATAAGCCTTTCAGGATGTGGAACACGAAGCCGAAGAGTCGCAACATTCCTGTAAAGCTTCATCAATTCGCAATCTGATACATTTGTTTCCATTTTACTTGAATTTACGTTTTGAGCAAAATGCACCCTTTTGACAAACTGGAACTTTTGAATCATCAATCTTATCATCACATTCCACTTGTTTCAGAAGTTGACGAGTAAAACACTTAACGACTCGCCATAATTTGTATGCACAAGATTCTCTGTTTCTTTTTTGGAGTTCCATAATTACTCTGATTCTTTCCCTTTGATAAACTGGATCAGTCGTATCAAGTTCTTGCAGAAAATGTTTTGAAATTTCTGAAACTGTATCAAATTTTAAGTTTTGGAACTGTCCTCGCTCATTCATCTTTTTCTGAAACGTAATAAATATAAATCCCTGTGAACACCCGACCCCCTGAACCTTGGCTTTGACCTCTGGAAAATACTGGACTTCCTTTCTCTGGTGCTTCGTGCTTTTATTTTTTTTTCACGCAAACACCGATTAATGTCTGCGATATTTCTTATATCTCGCCTGCGGAAATCGAAACATGATCTCTGGATTATTTTCATGTTTGATTTCCGTGACTCTTGTGGATTGCTTTTCATCATCGCAAATCCAGTCGAACACAACAAAAGTGACACAATTAAAATCTTCATTCTGTTAAAAGCTTTTTAAGTCGATCCTGTTCATTCCTGATCCAGTGATAACATTCTGCGTACCGAAGTTGGTCCTGTCCGATCCGAAGCTGAATCTTACTCATTCTTTCCTCAAGTAAAATCATTCGATCCTCGTCGGTTTCTGAACCTGCATACTTTACAAGGAATTCTTCACGGGATTCAATTTGTACATCCATTGAAGCACGATCTGCCTGATATTTATCCATATCAGCATCAGTTTTCAGCTTTGCATCAATAAGCCTTTGCATTGCTTCACCTGTTTCAAGAACACCTGAAACATGCTTGAAATAATCACACTTCGGACATGTTGCAAGTGTTCCACCCCCTCTGATTTCATTCTGGATTTTTGCACAGAACCCACTCGCCACTTCGAAACAAAATCGCCTTCCCTCTGATAAGTTCCAAGCCTCAACAGCTGGACAAAGAGAGCGATCATTTTTTACATCAATACAATTTTCAAATTCCCAACAGGGAACAAGTTGTTTGTTTTCGGCTGTCATTTTTACAATAAATTATTAAGTATGGAGTAATGGCGTGATCAAGGCGGGATTCTTCGATTGCTTCAAATCTTCCTCTGTAATCGGTTGATCAAGCATTCCAAGAAGTCTTGATTTTTCATGCTCCATACATGCGTGTGCTTCATCAGAAAGGGTACTCCCAATATCTGACTGAGCATCATTTATTGCTTGTATCTGTGCTTCGGTGGATTCCTCTTCACAGTTCAGGTATCGATTTATAAGGTTTTTCATTTAAGATTTTTTTTAAGGAACTGACGAACAAACATTATCGCATCATCACTGCCGAAGCATATTTTTGCATTGACTCCGAATACTTTATCAAGATCACTGATCCACTCTTTTTGCTCTTTGGAAATACTTGACGGACTCACACCCAGATCACCATTTTTCTTGATAATGCAAGGTCTTTTCATTTCGATAAAAAGCAATCGTGCTTCATCACTTCGATCACTTTTGATAAAAACAATGTAATCTGGAATGCCTTTTCTTACTCCGAGTGATCGATTTCGTGCGAGTGTTCTAACCGAAGTCGTGAAAGTTTCAAGTGGAAGATGTGAAAATTTCAGACTTCTTTCATCTAACCACTTTACAAATCTTTTACATTCACGGTCTTCGTGTCTTTTCATTATTCCCTTTTATCTGCTTTTTGATTGTGCATTTCAAGAGTCACAGCAAGCGTCGTAAGCTTTTCCATTATGCGATCAAATTTTCCAGTGATGCGTAAATCCTCAGCTTCATCTTTTTCTTCGTGTAATCTGAAATCCTGAACATGTTCAATCGTGTCCTTTTCCAAATCCTCAACCCTGTAATCCAAAACAATCCCCCACCGCACGAGTGCGATCGTTTGAAGAAACAATACACCGATCAAAGCAATCGGAACTTTTTTATCAAGATGCCAAGAGTTATCTTCTGCCATGCTTGAATTATGTCCGAAAACAGATTTTATTCAAAGTAATTTTCCATCTTTTATGTCCTCACAAAAAGTTTGAAGGTTGAACCGCCTTATTTCGTTGTTCGGAATATTGAAGCAAGTCTTTGGAAGTTTTTTTGTTCCGCTTCCATGTGGAACAACCGTTCCTGCCTGAATAAGCCACTTTTCTTTGATCTCATGACGGAACAGCCAACCACAAATTTCAAAGATTTTTCTCTTTGGAAACACTGAACAAAAAACATATAAATCAGGATTCCATTTTTTAAAGCATTCCTCATTCAGATTGTTCACCCAAGAAAACCCAGCCTTGAAGTTTCTTCTCATTGTTTTTACGTCGATCAGCTTTTTGGAAAGAAAAACATCCACTCCATTGTCATGGCAATCTCTTATCGTTGGTCTGTCAACTTTTATGATATCACAAAAACAAACTTCCCCGATAAAGCCTGATCGAACAGAAAAGACGCTCGCTTTGTTTGTCACCTGATACATTTCACAATAAGAATTCGCAAGTTCAGTTCCATAACTGATCTGATCCTCAGAAATAAGTATCTGGTGTTTCCATGTGGAACTCAAATCTTCGTCGTGTCTTTTCATCATTGCTTCTGAGAATGTCATTTTATTTTGGATCAAGATTTGATTTTTCGAACTTTCTGGAAATCTCATGAAAGAACTTCTGGATTCTTTCGATATCATCAGCGGTGATTGCCCTCGCTGGATCATCTTGTTTGTGCTGTCGTAAACACTGGCAAGCATTATCACCAACCCTTGTGAGATATGAAATCTCTTGAAGAATACAGGCATAATCGGCACATAATTCTGTATGAGATTTCAGAGGTGGTTTCTGTTTTTTCAAATTGGAAAGCTTGCCAAAGATCATATTGAAAATTTAAATAATACCTTTTTCGACTTCATACTTCGTAAAATCATACTGATCTGGAAACTCATTCGGAAGTGGGATGTATTCGCCAAGTTCAGCACTCGCCCAATTACGAACCTTTGTCATTAAATCCTCAAACTCAGTCGTTTTCAAAGTTGTCGTTGTCTTTGTATTAAAGATCAGCTTGATCAATTCATGTGCTGTGACCTCATTGAAAGGGATGCAGTCGAAAAGCATTTTTCCGCTTTTGTTCAACCCCTGAACCAGATGAGGAACTGGAACTGCCCAATAATAATTATTTTGCTTCAATGATCTGGTTTTCCTGTGCCGCTTGATTTCAATTACAATTTCTGATCCTGAAAAGTGGAACAGATTCATGCTGAAAGCTGTCGCATCAAAGTGAAGCTTTCCTTTTTCATCAACTTTTCCATGAAATTTATTTTGTGCTTTATTCATTCAAAAATATTTCTGATCTTTCGACTTCACCGTTTCGGTGTTTTTCAACCAACTTATCAAGTAAAGCCTGCTGTTTTTCAGGTATAAAACATGATCTCCCATACTGTTTTACGAAACAAAAAACCTTCGGATAATGCATCAGATCATCACCCAACCCCCAACGGTTCGCAGTCCTCTTCAAAGAATCTGAGATTCCACCTTTGAACCCTTCGATCTGTGTTTCGCCTGCTCCATCTTCTTTTGTGATCCACTGATCCTCAACCCTGATACTGATCTTACATAAAAACCCACCATCGACTTTTGAAATGGTGTTCTGCCAACCTGCTGGACCGAAAGCCTTATCGAACCTTTCATGTACGGTGGACTTTTTCAGATAAGGAACGATCAGGCACATTGATTTATCATTCGGCTTTGTCTGTGTTTTCCATTCGACTTCATCAGGAAACATTTTTTCCTGAATCTGCAAAATCCCTCTCTCAAACTGTTCTTTATTCATGATCTCATGATAAGAACTTTGAAGAAAAAATCAAATCTTTTTCTGATCGAAAAGCTTCCAAAAGCAATCGACACAATAAGTTTCCTGACAAATATTATCGTCACGAAAATTTGCCCCCTTATCAAAACGCTTCAATGCGATTTCCTGATTTTCTCCACAATTATGCCCACAAGCTGAACACCTTGCAAGTGCATACCTCGCACAAGAAAAGCCTTTCTTTATCGCTGTTGAACTGAGTTTTTTACGATAAGTGAAGTCCATTCTTTTTTTTTAAAGCGTATAAAAACATTTTCAAGGAACTCTGAGCAAAATCAAACCTTGTGATATTTTCATCAAATTTCACATTGAAACGCTCCATGTCCTTTCCGATTTCCATCAGGCTTTCGATATTATCCTTTTCAAAAGCTTCATTCATTCTCTCAAGAAAGCAGGTGATACATCTGATCTCATTTGTACACCTCGCCTGCCTTGAAAGAAACAAAGAGTGAAGAACGAACCCGACAACAATCAAAACAAAGAAAGCCTGAATGATAATAATTTCGATATTATTCATTTGTAAGTTTTGAGAGGTCTGCATCTTGGTCTGTTGTCGTACAGTCCACATGAATCTTGCCGTTTTTTACAAAAATCTTATCGACGACACCACCGATTGATTTACAATTCTCAACAGCCTTTTCAACTTCGATCCTTGGAAGTTCGATCTGCTGAACACGATCCACCAAATCCTGAATACGGAAATGGAACAAAAACAAAGCGATCAGGATTGCACCAAAAATCATCATATCAACAAACGTTGTTGACTTCCATACTGGACATTTTTCTGTCATTTTATATGAATTAAAAAATAAAAAATTAAGTTATCTTCAATCGTTCGATCTGCTCAAGGTGTGCACCCTTCACCTCTTTTCCTGATTTCAGTTCCTCTTTTACTTTTGCTTTCTTCTCAGAAACTTTGACCCTCTCTTTTGTCATTTCCTCTTTGATCATATCAAGTGTACTTTCAAGTTCTGCTTTATATTCATCAGTTAAGATCAGCTTTGCAGGATTCTTTACGAACTTTGCCTTAAATAATGGTGTTTCGACTTCTCGCTGATTAAAAATAATCATGGCTTGTTTCATCAGGAATTCCATTCTTTTTGCAAGAGCCTGCTTCGTTGCTTTCAGTTCAGCAAGCCTTGTGATTTCCTGATCGATTGCATGTGCATCAGAAAGCATGCTGTTTCTGATATGAGCGATTGACTCAAACTTTTTTTCTCTCAGGTCTTTCAGGTTGTCGAACTGTGCGATCCATTCCCCGACAACATCTGGATCAGCTTCATCAAGCATTAATCCCTGCTCGGCAAGATTCCGCATCTCAGCACTGATTTCGTAAATTGTTAGACTCAGTTTATTCATTTTGCTTATAAATTACTTTTTACTCCAAAGGTGAAAGCATCGACTGTTTGGTATTTGATTTTGTGACCCTCTTTTCTTGATAAAACGTATTTTTTGAGTTCAGGAATATATGATTTTTCATCATAACCTTGCGACTCAAGTTTCTTGATTTGTGCCTGTACGATCTCTCTTGGAACTTTATACATAAAATCTGGATTTATGAAATCTTGCGAACCTCTCAGAAAATTCATCAAATAAAAAAACACGATGCTCATTTGTTCGGATATTGAACATGTGAACATGCCAATCAGGATCGACTCGCTCAAGAGATAAGAACCTGTATGTATCTCGTCTTAACTTATCTGATACTGGACATGTGTAATCGCCTTTTTTATCTTTATAATATTCACCAAAAACAGCATCTTTCAGGCGTTGCAGTTGTTTATGGAACTGCCTTGACCATGCAAGTTGACTCTCAGAAGGTAAAGTACAATCGGCACTCTCAGATGCTTTCGGCATTTCTCAAAAGATAAGAAGTGTAAAGATAATAAGAAGTTTGAAAACAAAGTCAAATCTTTCTTGCTCAGTTTTTCTTGATCAAGAATCTGTTCGGCACAATCATTCTCACTTCAAAAAGATCTGTAATGTCCTTGTGGACTTGGTTCGCAGAGGTCACTTGAAACTTTTTCCCAAGCTTTGACTCAACGTACTTTTTCAGCTTTTCATTTTCCATGTTGTATAAAAATTAAGAATTATGTAAATACCTGTGACATCTCCTGCAAAGTTCAATAAAATCAAGAGGTTTTGAGTAATCTTCATGGTGACATTCTGTCGGAAATTCATAACAAATTTCGCAGATATTTCTTTTTTTTATCTTTCCTGTTTTGATTGCATAAGAGCAAGCCCCTTGTGCTTTTGACTTTTTCTTGAACTCCCCTTTGTCCTTTCTTTTTTGGTATGACTTTTTTCTGTACTCCCTTATTTTATCTGCATATTTTTTTTCATATTCCCTGTAATAATCTTTTCGCTTTTTTGTGTTCCTTTGTCTTTTTGCAAGCACTTTTACCTTTTCAGGATTTGCTCTTCTCCATGCCCTCATGTATTCATTCTTTTCAGTTTTCACAAAAAACAATCCCGCCTTTTCATAAGGTGGGATTTTACTTCTTAATTTTAAAACCATGAAAACTTTTATCATCAGAATCAAAGAACAGAAAGTCCCAGTACTCGCAGAAAATGAAGAAACTGCGATCAAAAACGCTCAACAGATTTATGATGTTGATATCGCAAATCGACATGCTGAGTGGGAAGAAATCATAAGAGAAGAGCCAAGGGAAGAAAAAATGTTTTGTAAGTCCTGTGGAGTGATTTTGAATCCATTCTGCCTTGGAAGTGGTTTCTGCCAAGAGGACTGTAAAGTTTGAAGAGGAAACTGAACTTATTAATTCACTTTCTTAATTTTTACACCATGAAAACCAAATGTTTTACTTACTGCGGAACAGAAATTACAAAGATTGATATGATCGATCTTGAGAAAGATGAAGCTGATTATTGGCGAGCAGGTGACAACAGAGTATTCAAAGGGTATTTTTCACAAATCAGAGCCGACGGTGGACAGAAAGACATAATCAGGTTCGCAAGGGAATGTGAAGCAAAGATTTATAACGAATAAAAATGATTGATTCCTTGATTATCGCTTTCGAAAAAAGTGTCGAAAAAAATGGAGATATTCCATTGACCACCTCTCACATGCTGAACCTGCTGAAAAAGACAAAAGAGCATCAGGATCGTGAAACAAGACATGATGAACTTGAAGACCTGCGAGCAGAATATGATGCAGAAAGTTATGGCTGTCGTGACTGAACCCTTTTTTTTGCACGATCAGAATCAAAGAACTCTGTCGCTTCAAAAGGTTTCTTTTCGATACGCTTGATCAATTCATTAAAAATCAAAAGAGTTTCTTTATACGGAACTCGATTGTTTTTTCTCCACTCGAAAATTGTTGCACTTGATTTCAGGTTCAATTCTCGTGCAAGGATTGATGGAGTAAATCGATGCTCTTGCATCCATTCGTTTAAGTCACGTTTGCCCATTTCAATATTAAGTAAATTCCAGTGATGAAAAGAATTGCAATCAGGCTGTATTTATAATTTGTGACAATTATTTCAAGCTTTCTCAGGTGATAAAGTTGCTTCGTTGGCTTTGGAACTTTTTTTCTGTTTATCTCTTTCAAAGCCTTTCGCCTGTTCTCAACTGTTTCAATTAAGTAATACCTTGCCTGTCCATTCTTATTTATTCGCTCCGTTTGAATCCTGATCTTTCGCCTGTGCTTCAAAGTCGAAATAACAGCCGAAGGATTCTTTGCACCAAACCCAAGCATTTCAGGCGTTGTGACTGAACCCTTTTTGAAAAGTGTTTGTAAAATTCTTGTTTGACAATCCATTTCACTTCGGAACATTACAGAGTTTGAAAGAAAAAGCAAAACTTTTTTCGTTCAACTTCATTCTGTTTTTTGTCAACGGATTTTTGTTGACTTCTCATTCTGGAAAAATTACATTGACTTCGCAACGCCTTTTTGTGAAACTCAACTCAAAAGAACTTCGATTCACATTGTTTGAGCTTCGTGGGTGTTGCACGGAGTTCTTTTTTTTATTTATGATTTATGGTTCGTTGGCTTTAATCTCTCCAAGATACTGGATGAATTGAAGCTGACAAAGCGTGAATCAATACGCTTTCCAAGAGAGTTCGACTGAAACAGAGCTGATCGCTGGCTGTTTCGACTGAACTGCGTGACCATCATATCACGGGACAAACCAGCGACAGGCGGACACCAAACGGATACCTTCCTTGAAACGACCGTCAAGATTTACTTGATCAAGATTGCTCTTTTACATTTCACCTTTTGAAAGAAAGCACAGATTCGTCAAATTGCGAAGTCATGCTTTTTGAAGGTGCCAAAAAAAAAGAAAAAAAAATTTAAAAAAAATTTACTCTTTGTTTTCCAAGAGGACAAAAGCCCAGTGCGTTTCCAGCCGTTTTCCTCTTTGAAATAACCATTAATTGCCAGTTCTTTTTTTTTTAAAACAATCTTCTTCGGTTGTTATCTTAACCACCCTTTAAAATGATAACTTATCAGTTAAGAACCTCAGAACAAAGTGATCCGATTGACTTCGACGATGTTCTGAAATTAAGCAAGTTCCTGATTTCACACTTTCAACAGAACCCAGAATGTGACCACATCTTGATCAGGCACAAAGATAATACTCTGAACTTTGAGAAGAAAAGATGAATCAATAAGTACACTCACCATCGAACTTATTCACAACATGAGAAATTCCTTTCAAATACCCCTGCATGTATGCAATCTCTTCCCCAGCGTTTTCATAATCTGTTTCATAACAATAACATTCCAGATAATGCCATGCATCTTGCTCTGTTTCTGAATCCTCAGAAAAAGAATCATATTCACCGACTGAATCAAGTTCCCCATCATTAAGCATCTTAATAAGCTTTTTAACGCACTTTTTATGCTGATCGTCATACAATGAATTCAGTTTCTTTTTTTCAGCTTTATTCATGTAAAATGTATACTGGACATTGAAAGAAAGGTCAAATCTTTTCAGAAAAAAAGATCAGCCAAATCCAAGCTGAAATAATGCTCACAAGCCATACTCGGATGAAAATTTGCTCTCTCATAAGGACATGGAAAAAAACAAGATAAGAATGATACAGAGCCAAAAGTATAAAAAGTGTTCTTCTTTCATTTTAATAAAGTTCCAGATGCCCCTTATCTTTAAAGTTTTTAAATCTGTTGCCCCAGAACAGCCCCTCACGTTCTGCAAGCCTGCCGAAAATATGAAATCCAACAAAACAAGTCCAGTCGGCTTTTCCTGTTGACCGCCTGATCATTACAAAATCAAGAGCAGAAGATAATCCATGTTCATTTGCCTGATGCCGTGATTTCAGGATCACACCATCTTTATATGTGACATGCGGAATTCTGCCATGCTTTGAATCATATTTCTGAAAAATCTTTCCATCTTTTTCATACCGACTTTTCCAAAATAAACGTCGCTGTTCATCATCTGATCTGAGTACGCAGGTCAATCGCACTTTCCAAATCTTATGTGCCCATTTTCTTTTGAAGAAAGCACGTTTTGTCCTGACGTACTTTTTTTGCAGTTCGATTTCTGCAAAATCAATTTTGTTTGTCATGGTTTATTTCAACAGTTATTTTTTGTCTTTCACTGCTGACTTTTCCCTTGTTATGGATTTTATCACTCCGATTGTTCCTGATGCTGCAAGTCCGATCATGAATCCGTGAGTTGCACCCACTGCGATTGAAAAGTTCGGCTGTGAGAAATCGACAAGAACAACATAAATCGCTCCGACAAATCCTGCGAGGACTGGAAGAATCTGACGAGGAAATCCATAAAACTTGAAAAGCTGGACAAACGCCACTACAACTGCCGCAACCTGTGCTTGCTCAACAAACATGTAATTTTGAATTAAGAAATATCGATCTGATTTTAAATGTCTGGAACTTTTAAGTCAATATGTGCAAAACATGTATAAAAAATCTGAAAAACTTTACATGTTATCTTTCAGTTGTTCGAATTTTTCGAATAACTGTAAATATCTGGTTGACTCAACTGGTTGACTCAACCAGACTCAACCAGACTCAACCAGACTCAACCAGACTCAGCTTGAAGCAATCAAATCACTGATACTTTCTCCAATATTTGCACTTTGTTCAGCCAGTTCAAGCTTGATCTTGTTTTCTGTATATGCAGTCGCCACCACGAGCATATTATCAATTACAGAAGTTGACCCTTTTAAAAGATTCTGAACTTTTACCGTATGCCCCGGTTCAATCGTTTCAATATCGTAATTGTCATTTATGGTCAAAACTCCTTTGATCCTTTTATCCTTAAAATCAGCGATCTTTGCATCTGCGATCTGCTGTGCAGAAGTTGCATCGGTTGTATCAGTTTCGACGAAATACCTTTCATTAAGTCCGAAATCTGATTCACTTGTCGCATCATCTTGTGTGACTGTTCCTGTGGTATATTCCACCGTGACATCATTTATTACTGATTCCTGAGTATGTGAAAGCCTTAATTCTTCAACATCTTTCCCGATCGTGAAAGCATGTGTTGCGGTTGTTGGCTTGTCCTTAAAAATAAAATCTCCACCCTTATCGATAAAGAAAAATCTGTCACCCCCTGCGAGTTCCAGAGTTTTTTCGCATGCCTGATTCCAGAAAAGCTTTCGGAAGGTATAAGTGACATTCGTTCCGACTGAGTCATTTTGTCCACCTGTCCTGATTCCAGCCTGTGCGTCTGTTCCGATCCATTCTGGAGTTCCTGAATATGCACTCTGAAATTCTGTAATAATATCAGACATGATCGCTGATGGATCGACTGTCGATTGAGTGACATCAAACGAAGCACCGTCTTTGTAAAGTGATCTGGAAAAAAGCGAAGCCAGCCCCAAAACTGAAAGGAAACAGCCTTGACCTCTTCCCAAAACATAAGGTTGGTATTGAGAAATAAAGCCTGAATAAATCAAACGACCTGTTGGATTATCATCATCAATTTCATATACCCTGATAAAATTGAATAAATCGATATATGAAGGCAGATCATCAAAATCCACCTGCAGATCAAGAACCAGTTCCCCTTGCCCTGCATTGATCTTTTGAGCAAACGCAACTTTGTTTTTACGAATATTCGGTGGAATTGTCGCAATAAAATTTGTGTCCTGATCGTACACTTTTATATTGAATGTTTTCGCCATCTTTCATTTTATTAAAGTAATGGACTTTCATTTACAAGAATCGCACCTGCTCCGCCTGCACCGCCATCTGTTCCAACTCCTGAACTTCCATCACCTGCACCGCCTGCTCCACCACCCACTGTATAAGTTGGTGAAGTGAAAGTTGTTGAGCCTTTTACGATAAAAATTCCTGTTCCGCCACCCCCACCGCCACCGCCACTGTGTGCACATGGTGAACTTGTTGAGTTCCCTGCTGTTCCTGCGTTTCCTGTTAAATTGATCGTACAGTTATTCAGAGTCAAATCACCTTGAATGATCATCAAGAATCCACCACCACCTTTTCCACCTTGACCTGCTGTTCCTGATCCGATTCCCATTCCACCTGCACCACCTGCACCTGAAAGAATACCCATCATAACATGGAAATCTTTCACGCCTGCTCCACCATGCAATGATCCTTGAATCCATCTTTCTGGATTTGCATCAGTCTGAAATTGCCAAGTACCTTTTGACGGCTGTCCATTCTGATATCCGCCACCACCTGATCCACCACCAGTCGCTGCAAGAATTCCTGGAACATTAAGAGTTCCACCTGCTGCACCTGAAAATGGTGAATTTCCACCCGACTTAAATTCAGAAAGCCCGATTGAAGCCCCACTTATTGCCCCCCCTGATCCTGATCCGTCAACAGTTCCTTCAAGTGTCACGTTTCCTGTCACCAAGAATACGAGTGTTCCGTCTGTATTCCAGTCAAGAGTTGCACCTGCCGAAAGACTTATTGAGGAATATTGTTTTATTACGTTTGCATCAACAGAAGTTGTTCCTGACGGAATTGATAAAGCACCGTCTGATCCATCTCCATAAAAAAGCCCAAGCCCAAGAGCATTATCAACGTAAAATTTATTCGCAAAAGATTTATTATCAACAGGTGAAGCAGTCGTTGTCGAACGAGCAGAATCATCAGCGAAAGTTTTTACACCTGCAATCGCTTCATTCCCTGTATCATGGACAACTTCATCATCTTCTGCTTTATCAGTAAAAAGTGCGGCAACAGCAAGCTGTAATCCTTCAATCGCTGACATCTCGACATTCAAAACCACATAATCATCAGCATCAAACGAAATCGGAGTCGTACCTTTGTGACCCCTTCCGCCTGTTGCGACATACGCAATATCAGCGGAATTATCAACATACTTACAATTCACGATTTCAAAAGAAGTCACATCTCCATTTCCATCTCTTTTTTCAAGAGTCAATGCACACCGCCCGACATTCCATTCATCAGAATTTTCCCAAGTATTATCTGATCCACCTTTTAGTCTTGTTGTGACCAGATCATTTGTATTCACAGTCACGATAAAAGCCACTGATCCATCAGTAATATTTTCAATCGAATCACCGACTGCAACTCCTGTCGCTCCGATCCCTGTTGAGTTCAGAGTTGTTGAAGTACCACCCGATGTGGCTGTTCCATTATTTCCTGTGGGAAATTCAAGCCCCTCTGCGGATTTCAGAGTTAAGGTCAAGGAACTCGCATTGATATTTGCATCAAGCTGACCTTCTGCATTATTCGTTGCCAAAAATTGAGGATGTGCCATGGTATTTTAATTACAAGTAAAACTTTTTATACTTCAACGTCAATTCGTATTGTATCGATGTTCCTGTTGAAGTGATCGTATAATTATTTGATCCTGTGTCCAAGTGAGGGAATGTTCCATCATATTCCTGAACAGAGCCATTTATAAGAACTTGTTTATTCTCCGAGTCAAATTTTATCACTTGACCTGCGGAAATGGAAGTCGTGATTTCAAGTTCCTGAGAAGTTGTATTATTTGAAAGGTTTATCGCAGTTATTCCAGATGCCGCATTCACCACCATAATGAAAATCGGTTGTGCTTCCGCAGTTCCCTCATTATCTTCATTTTCTGTGAACACGAGAGCCGAAGTACTGAACCCTGCAGAAGTAAAAGCCACATCTTGACCGAACGGAACAAGGCATTCAAAAGTTATCTGGAATGGACAAGCTGTGATATCAAAATGCTCATCTCTCTGTACATCGATATCTGTTGCAGTCGCAATAAACCTTCGATAAGTTCCATCTGCTCGCTTGATATCAAGATTTCCACTTTCCTCTTGAATGCTTTTTTTGGTCAAATCGATCAGATCATCAAGTGCTGTTTGAGTTGCCGCAATAAACATTCCTGTCAATGTGACCCTTTTAAAATCCCAGAAGTTTGACGAAATAATTCTCCCATGTGCACGAGGACTTTTTACAGTCAAAAAATCCCGAACAGGTGATCGCTCAATATTTACACTTGAAACACAGATATTATCGTTCTGCATTCCATAAGTACTGAATACGATATCTTCTGTTGATCCCACACCAGCTTCATCAGCGAGAGTGTTTCCATTATATCGCTTTTCATTATACAGAGCCGATTCATTATAAGCCATTTTTATACAGAAAATAAGTTTTGCTTTTGGATCGATCTCGTGATCGATAAGGCGATCGAATCCGCAAGATTGCTCCGTGATTCTTCATCTTCAAAGTTTCCCGAAACAGTAATATTATTATTTACAGTCGGAGAAATTGCACTCTGAGTTTGAACTGGAACTGGTGCAACTGCAGGCTGTGGAGCGACCGCTTCTCTTCCACCCACTCCGATCGAAGCACCTGCCTTTGCCGCACTTCTTAATGCTGATTTTAATTCTGAAAGCTTTTGTTTTATCTTATCGATCGCTTTCTGTGTTTTGTCTTGGAGGACTGCGAACCCTGTTTGCATTCCACCTGCCATAACTTTAAATGATTCAAGAACTTCTTGGAACTTTTTTTGTTTCTCAGAAAAAATTGCTTTCTCTTTTTCAAGTGCCTGTTCCTGAATAACGATGCTTTGCTCAATCTGCATTTTTTGCTCATTGAACTGTGCAGTCAAAACCTCTTTTCTGTTTTTCTGATCCTCAATGAATCTTTCAAAGTCTGTCAATTGTGACCTTCGTCGTGCTTCTGATACTTCATCTTCCAGATCAGTTCGACCCTTCAAAAATTCAGAAAGTGCATCCTGTTCCTGAGATAATTCTTTACGAAGCTTTTTCACATTATCTGTTGCTGTTCCCTCTGAAAGCAAGTCGTCGATCTGCTTCTGTAAATCAGAAATCTTTTTTTCTTGCTCAATAACAGCTGTTCCCAATTCATCATCAATCCCTTGCAGATTGTTTTTATATTCTTTATTCAGATCGACAAGATCCGCTTTCAAGCCTTTGATCTTTGCTCGCATTTTTGCCACTTCACTTTCATGTTTTGTTCTGAGTTTTTCAAGTGATTCAACCGCTTCCATTTCAAGAGTACGGAAACTTGCAGTCACACCCTTGACTGACTTTTCAAGTTTCTCCATTTCTTTCTTTTCTTTCTCTGTTGACGTGCCTGTTGAAGTGAAAGTCCTTGTCGGTGTCCTCGCTGAGTCCTTGAAAGCCTGATCAATCGCTTTCTTTTCTGCGATCGCCTTTGCCGAAACAGACTTATTTGTTTTTCCAAAAATATCATCTCGGACACGCTTGAAGTTTCCACTGATTCCATCCGCAAGAGTTTCCCAGTCCTTTGCGATCTGATCCCCACCGACTTCAAATGTCCTGATCACATCCCGACCCTCACGCTGAATATCTTTCAAACCTCTTTTGAATCCCTGTGTAATTCCGTCTGGATCAGTGAACGCCTTAACAAAAAGAGTATTAATTGCGACAAAAAGCCTTCCGATTCCTGTCGCAAATCGAACGATCGAAGCGGCTACTGTTCCGAGAGTTTTCCCCACAAAAGCAATCACCTTCACAAGTCCAGATGCGATTTCGATCACTGTCGCAAGAACTTTCCCAAAAGTCTGTGCGGCACTTGAAGCACCATCTGTTTGTGAGGTCAATTCATTCATCGCCTTCACAAGCGATGGAATGACTTCATTTCCCATACTGATCATCGTTGCTTCAACATTGTTTTTGAGTATCTGAAATTGTGACTGAAAAGTGGAAATCTGTTTTAAAACCGCTTCACTTAAAGCGTCTGTTCCTGATTTCATATCACCAAGAGCATCCGTCACAGCTTTATACTGTGCACCAAGTAAAGCCTGAACTGCGGCGAGTGCTTCACCTGATCCGATTGCACGAGCGAATAATTGTTCATTTCCTTCCGAAGCATCTTCAAGTGCTTTCAATGCTGAAACATAACCACCTGATTGCTCAATCAGTTCTGGAAAAGTTTTTACTCCGAGTTTATTGAATAAATCAATCGCATCTTTTGTCGGTTTCCCAAGAGATATCAAAGATGCTTTTATTGCATTCTGTGAAATCGAAGCTGATTTATTTACCTGAGTTAATGCAGCGGTTGTCGCTTGTAATTCCTGCAGAGAAATCCCTGCTTCAACAGCGAGAGGTGCGACAAGCCCAAAAGACTGAGCAAGCTGTGAAACTGTCGTGATCCCATTCTTTACTGTTTTGAAAAGAATGTTCGCCATCTGTTCAGCGTTCAAACCTGAGTTCCTGAAATTGTTCATCGCAAGCGTCATCAAGGTTGTCGCTTCCTCAGTCGTTCCCAACCCAGCAACAGCCAAGCGAGTTGAAGATTCAAGCACCGCAAGAGCCTGTGCAGTATCTGTAATCCCTGCTGATAAAATGGCGTATGCCGAAGCACCCAGATCATCAGCGGATTTCGGTAAAGTTTTTGTCAACTTCAAAATACCTTGTCGCATATCATTGATCGCATCTGTTGAATCACCTGAAAGCAAAGTCGAAATATCAGATAATCTTTGTTCGAACTGTGCGGACTTCTGAATAACACTCGCAAACCCTGCACCAATTGCAGCGAACCCGACAAAGCCTGCAAGTGTTGATCCAAAACCTTCCGTTGTTCTTTTCAGTCTTTTTTCTGCTGTGTTCAATTCATTCATCTTTCGCTTTGTCTGTCCAGATGATTTCGCAACTCTTTTCAGGTTTTTGTCAACTTTCTTCAAAGCACGGTCTGTTTGATTCACAGCTTTGACTCTGAGTTCCAAATCTTCTCGTGCAGTTGCCATGATTATTTTTTATTAAGATTTTCACTTTTAATATTACCGATCTCAATAAACTTCGCAATAATTTCAGTGTCTGTGTCCATATACTGATCATGAGTCCATCCGAAAGTTTCACAAAATTGGTACGCATTCCATTCATCTGGTAATGCGTTTTTTCCTTGAAAACCGTTTTTCATCATAAACTTGATCGATCGTCTTTCCTCGGTGCTTAATCGACTTTTTTTTTCTGAGAATAAATATCATTACATTTCCCATACAGGAATACGAAATCTTTTTCATCCAGATCATCAAGTTCTTGATCTGTGAATCCTGAAATCATTTTGATCAAGTTATCCTGATTATTTTTTTCTGCTGTCATCAAGCTTGATGCAGAAACTTCTCCACTGTTATCACGTTGAAGCCCTTCGAACCCTTTCAGTTCGTACTCACGAACTTCACGATGTTTCAAAGACTCTCGAAGTTCAACCTCTTTTTTGGATTCTGGAAGTGTAATTTTCATAAAAAAAGGATACAGACTTTGAAACCCGTGTCCAATCTTTTTTATAAAAGCTGTGCATTTGTACCTGAAACCTGTACATTTGTACCTGCTGTGTACCTCTTTTATACCTGTTTATTATCACATACGGAAAAAACACCCCTGAATAATATGGTGTCTTTTCCGCAAAACAATACCGAAATATGAAGGAACTTCGGTATAAGAATCATAAGAACTTTGAAAAGCAAGTCAAATCTTTTTACAAAAAAAGCCCCCTGATACTCAAGTGACTTTTTATGTTAACCCAAAATGAAAATCGATTTTAATATACTGCGTTTGCTTCTGCATTGATAAGAGTTCCATTTATCATCGCAGATGTTGTTGTATTATATTGACCTCTCAGTTCAACCGTCTGCATGACCTTATCATCAAGAGGTCTTGGATCACTCCATATCGGGAATACCAATTCATCAAGTTGAAGGTCAATCTGGAAAGCTGTTGAAGTCGCTCCGATATCTGTTCCTGAAACAAGGGAAAGTAATAAAGCCTGAACAGTGTTTGCAGTGAATAAGTCGTAATAAGTTGAGTTTTCAAAAAGCAAAACTGCTTCGCCTGTGACGGAAAGCTGTTTATTTACAATCTGGTTCGGTGCGACTGATCCGAAAGCAAAATGAGGTTCAGTGTTTCTTTCGATTGTGAGTGTCAAAGATTCAAGTGGAACTGTTGAAGCACCCCCAAGCCCTGCGACTGTTGCAGCGAATTTTGCTGTTGCTTCCGCTGAAACGAAATCAGTTTCTGCGACAAAACTCGGTGCTTCGGTTGTCGCTTCTGGTTTTCTTCCGACAAAAGTTGCTTCATAAGTGACGTATTCACCTGCGACAACTCGGACTTCAAGCCTTGATAATTTCGAAGCGAGTACAACATGAGATGCAGCACCTGCACGGACATCATCATCAAGAACGATTGAATAAGTCGGATTTTGATTCGTATTTAAAACTGAAAAAGTATGAGTATTTGCACCTGCTTCTGGATCGTCAACCGAAGTGGCGAGTGTTCCAAATGCTCCATATAAAAGCTGACCAAACATTGCATCTCCGACAATTCCTTCGATTGTCACCTCTGAATGATGTGTTCCGATTCTGCTTGACCTGACATCTTCAACTCTTCCGTATGCCTGCTCATTGAAAACAGTTCCTTTTATTTCGTTTATTTCGAAGTTCAGAACAGGAATGTGAACAATCTGAGTCGATTTTGTACCCTCAGCAGATTCTTCACGACCGATGCCGACTTGTGTCTTTCGACCAATTTCTGCAGCCATATTATTTTAAATTAAGTTTTACAAACTTTTCCTCAGCTTCTTTTTTACTTGAAGCTAAAACAGTCACACCATCTGCAAAACAGTATTCTTTCTCTGCCTGCTTTGGAGTGGCTTTTTTTGGTGATGATTCTGATTCATTATTTTTCATCATTCAAAGGATATTACATTTTAAATTATAAAACAAACGATTTATTTATTCCAAGTTTTTTACGGTACAACGTCAATTTCAAGTGACGGATCGAAGTACATTGTATCTGCATCGATCACATACCCGACAATCTGAACCTGATCACCTGCTCCGACTGGTGCTGTTTGAGTCACTGCACCTGTTGTCGTATGAAGATAAACCAAGTTTGAAACTCCATCTCCAAGCGTAAAGTTGAACAATGTATCTTGCCTGATTATTCCTTGAAGTAAAACTTTCAAGCCTGCACCTGTTCCAGCTTCAAGAGCCATTGCTGTACAAGGTGCTGTAGTCGAAGCATCTGCATCAGCTTCATCATAATTTCCATCAGTCGAAATCACAAGGCAAGCACCGATTCCTGTTGCATTCGCATCGACTGTTGCAAGCCGTGTCAATCCCTCAGATTCATTATCATCACCTTTCGCAAGCTGATAATTTCCATGAGTAATATTGTCCATTCCTTCAACTCCGATCCAGACTGTATCTGTTCCTGAATCTGTGATTGTTCCATCAACAATTCCACCGATGAAAATGTTATCGACTGCACCCGATGCAATCCTGATCGCATCATCAAAGAAGTTTCCAACAACAATGTTTCGATCACTTCCACTTGCGATAATATCGATATCATCAAGATGATTCCCGACAATTACTCCATTATCCCCTGAGTGGTCAAGGATTCCACCCGGCAACATATAATTATTCCCGAACACGATCTCATTTCCAGTGTTTTCCGTTGCACTTGAAGTCCATGAAGAATTCGTGATGATCGACTTATTTTTATCAGTTGTTTCTCCACCACCAATCCGATGTGCGGCAATCACCATGATCCCTTCATCTGTTCCGTCTGCTTCAAGAACTGGATTATCAGAAGTTGATTCACCCCGAACTCCGATCACTGGTGAAGCCCCGACTGGAATTCTGTATGATCCATCAACTGTTAGGAATGCATATATTGAATCTGCACTTGTCGTATCAAGTAATGGAGTTGTTGCAGCGAATGATCCATCAAAAAATATCCCTGTTACTCTCGATCCAGCCCTTGCCCTGACAACATCGTTTACAAAAGTACTCGTTCCATTTACTGTCGAATTTATCAAATAATCACCGTCCCCGAGTCCACCGATTGCGTGATCCCTGTTCACATCAATTTTTGAGTTGGAAATTTTTAAAAGTGAATTATTAAATCCATTTATCCCACATTGATCACAAGTCGAATTATGATCAATATACATTTTATCAATAAACATATTCATTCCTGCAGGCTTCAAGTTTCCTGTTGTCAAAACAAATTGAAGTTCAGAAGTATTTCCATCTCCAAATAAATGAAGCTGAACATTTCCAAGGAATTGAACATCAGAAGACAATGTCCAAGTCACCCCACCTTTTACATAAATCTGAGTCGCACTTGCGAATGTGATATCTGTTCCGTCTGTGACTGATCCGATCACTGCAATCGCAACCTTCGAATCATCAACAGCACCTTTTACTGTCGTATAACTACACCCTGCCGCACAAACGTTGACCCATTCTCTCGGATCATCTCCACCGCCACCGCCTGCCTGTGCTTGCCAAGTGACTTTATTTGTTCCTGAATCATAAGCGAGAACGTCGTTGTCTGTTGACGGATAACCTTCTGATCCGAAATAATTTACAACCGCTGTTCCATCGAATCCCTCAAATACACCCTGAATAACTGTCGAATTATCTCCATCAGTATCGATCGCAATTTCACCTGCCGCATCAAGAATATTTGAAGTCGCAGAAGGAATTTCAAGAGAGGTTGCCGCACCCATATCGACAACTCCATTTCCAGTGAAGCCTGTGAAAGTCGGTGCAGTCGCATAAGCAAGAATTCCTGTTCCTGTTTCATCAGTAATTACAGATGCGAGTTGAGCAGAAGTTGTATTTGCAAAATCATTTAAAGAGTTTCCAGTCAAGGCGATCGTTCCAGATGCATCCTGAAAAGTTGCGGTTCGTGCCGCAGTCGCTGAATCAGTCAAAGTCGTTGTGACTCCACCCCCTGCATCTGAGTCAAGAACGATCTGATTTGAATCCGCTGTCAAATTAAGTGAAGTTCCAGTTGCGACTCCGATCTGTGGAGTCGTGAGAGTCGGACTTGTCGTATAAGCAACAAGCCCTGTTCCAGATTCATCAGAAAGAACGCCTGCGAGTTGAGCAGATGAAGTCGCAGAAAAATCTCCCAAAGTATTCCCTGTT